CCCCTGAGAGCCCGTAATTCCAGTAGATCCTTGAACCCCCGTATTACCTTGATTTCCTTGAACTCCCTGAGAACCTGTAATTCCCTGATTTCCTTGAGCGCCTGTTTGCCCTTGGGGTCCTTGTATTCCTTGACTACCTGTTATACCCGTTATACCTTGAGCACCAGTAACTCCGGCAGGGCCTTGAATTCCTTGGCTACCAGTAATTCCAGTAGATCCTTGAACCCCCGTATTACCTTGATTTCCTTGAACTCCCTGAGAACCTGTAATTCCCTGAGATCCTACTACACCAGTTATACCCTGATTTCCTTGTACTCCTTGACTTCCTGTTATTCCAGTAGACCCCTGTACTCCTGTTTGACCCTGATTTCCTTGAACTCCTTGACTTCCAGTTATTCCTTGGGAACCAACAGCCCCTGTATTTCCCTGGTTTCCCTGAACTCCTTGACTTCCTGTTATTCCAGTAAGCCCTTGTACTCCTGTAGTCCCTGCAGGACCTTGGGAACCAGCAGGACCAGTAATACCCGTAGATCCTTGGACTCCAGTATTTCCCTGATTTCCTTGAACTCCTTGACTACCAGTAATACCTTGACTACCTTGTACTCCGGTTTGTCCTTGAGATCCCTGTAAACCCTGAGATCCCGTAATGCCCTGAGAACCCTGTACCCCTGTTTGCCCTTGACTTCCTTGTAGCCCTTGAGAACCCGTAATACCTTGAGCACCAGTAACTCCGGCAGGGCCTACAGCCCCTTCTGGCCCAACGGGACCAGTAGGACCGGCAATCTCTGCAACTAGTCGAACTTTGCGGAGATTTCCAGCTGTTACTGTTTCAATAGTGGGCAACTATTTACTCCCCTAATAAACCATACATTAATTCTACCCATTTACCACTAATATCTTTCCAGTCACAGTCTAAAGAATAAATCTTTTTTCTATTTTCTTCTGACCAAATTTTTCTTTTCTGATTATCATTCATTAATTCTACTAGTTTATCAATAAACGTTCGTTGGTATGATTCAGATCTAGGAGATCCGTCGATCAAGTAATTCCAATCGTTATTTACAACAGTTTGCAAAGCACCTATATTTGTAGTAATCATCGGAGTTCCGGCAGCTTGAGATTCTAACGCAGTGAGACAAAAAGTTTCCCAAAAATTATTGGGATAAACTAATAATGATGAGGATAACATTTCCATAGCTAATTTTAACTTAGTAATTCTTCCAGTGAAAATTATATTTTTATGTTGATCTTTTTTTTCAAAACATTTATTTTGTAATCTTTTAATAGAATCATGCCATTCACTATTACCACTCCAAGTTTTCAATCCTTCCCAACCATATGTTACAGTTAATTGGATATTTGGAATTCTTTCAGTAATTTCATCCCACATATCAATAAGATGTTCCAATCCTCTATCGGGGTTGCTACTATAAATAACCTTATTTGGATTTCTATCAACTATTTGACCAAACAAGCTTTTTCTGATTCCTAACGGAACTACCTTTAATTTTTCTGGCTTTATTGATCGTCCCAAACGTTCACAAATATAATTTTTATGCCAAGAAGAAGAACATATAACTAAATCAGCTTTTGAAAATAAATCTGGTTTACCTTCGGGTAATCCAAAAAAGGCATCTTGAAACCAAATAATTTTCTTAGCAGAAGATTCTACATAAAATGGATCAAACCATCTAGAAGTTATAATAATATCAGGATTTAATTTCCAATAATCATCTATTTGGGTAAAGGGTATATAATACACTCCTTTATAAATATGAGGCTCATTCGTATTACAAAATAAAAATACATTTTTACCTGATTTAGTTAATTCTTCAGAGAGTTCCAAATAAGTAGTTTCTACTCCACCTACCCCCGTATCATTTATCATGCCTCCATAAATTGGTTCCGGGGTGTTACCTAAAGTCATAAATATAGTAGATTGATTTTTTTTAGTAATCCACCATAAATTATTTAAAATTCTATCATCTCTACCGTTAAGTTGGCTAATTAAATCCTTACAAACTTCTCCAGCTTTATCAAAATTATTACTAAAATAATAACATAAAACTAATTGATCTTTTGGATATATAGAATAATAAATAGGAGACAAAAATAAAGTAACATCTTGAGGAATATCTCTTATTGCTTTCTTATACCAACTTATTGCCTCATTATATTCCTGACGTTGAAAATATAAATCTCCTAATAAGCAATATGCTTCAGATCTATCCTCATCTACATCAATAGCTTTCATTAACCATTTAATAGCTTTATCGTATTCTCCATTAATTTTATAACAACAAGCTATATCATAATGAGCTTGCCAAACCTCATCCGTAAAAGAAAGACTAGGCAAATTCAAATATTCTATATAGGCATCAATTGCATCTAACGGAGAATTTAAATCCTTATACGTTCGTCCTAAATAAAACCATGCCCTATACAAATCATTTCCACGAGAAATGGAATCTTTTAACAATGTAACATATTTTTCAAACCTTCCCCTACCTGTATTTGCTTTATCCTTTTTTAAATGCTCATGACGAACGAAAATCCTAGCATCTTTAATTGTTTTGCCTTCTCCTACAGCTACCTCATGAACTCCGGGACCTACAAATTTAAAAGTTCCCCTACGCCACATTCTAGCACGATCATATTGCATACTAACCATAGAATAATCTGGGGGTCCTTCAGTAATTCTAGTAGTTACTGCATCATAATTACCTTCTTCTGCATGAATCTTTAAAATATCTTTTCCTTCATATAAAATTTCATCTGCGTCCATCCAAAGTACATATTCACCAGTAGCTAATTCTAATGCCTTATTTTTGGTAGTTACAAAATCTTCGAACGGGACTTCATAAAGTGGTCCATATTTTTTAATTATTTCTTTAGTCCCATCAGTAGATCCTGTATCAACTATTACAAATTCATCTACTATATCTTTAATTTGCTCTAAACATTTCTCTAGAATTTCTTCCTCATTTTTCACTATCATAACGAGGGAAATCAAAGGGGTTACTTTATCATTACGAACTATAGTGGGACTCATAGCTCTCATTATTGCACCTTCTTTGCAAGTACGAAAAGAGATGGATTTCCATTCCCACAATAATTATATGCTTCTAATATTTCAAATCCAAGATTTTTTAAAAGTAAACATAGTCTATCTTTTGTCAATCCTCCCCGATGAAATTGTCCTTCAATTATAGGATCATCGTCAGTTAATTGAGATGGTGGTTTTGTAGTAGGCCCTTGTTGCCCATAAAATATATGAATAGTTGCTCCCCATCTACGTTCTTCACTACTTTCCAAAAATTCCTTAGATACCAATTCTATATCAGGCATACCTATATCAATCGTTCCTCCTATTTTCAACAAACGATACCATTCTTTTAAAACCCAATTAAACTTTCTGTAAGGAACATGTTCTAATACATGATGACATGAAATATGATCGATGGAATTATCTTTCCAAATAGTAGATCTAGTAGTAATATCATGAATTTGATCTACATCTCCTTCTATATCACAATTTATAAACCCAGGATATTTTTGATCTCCACAACCAAGATGAAGTTTAAGTTTTCCTTCTTCTGCTATATAATTTTCACTTTGCCATTGAATTAATTTTTTTCTATTTTTACGCATCAAACTATTCTCCGGATTAGGAGCACCTCCAATTACATTATCTATTCCATGGCACCATTCAAAATATTGTTTACCATATTTAGCCATTAAATAATTATTAGTAGGTTCAATTACTTCTTGCTTTATCCAACTTCCTGGCTTATAGGCATGTAAAACATATGTAGGAGCTATTCCAATTTTATACCCTTCTTGCTTAATCATAACGGAATAACTGGTATCAATAGAAGTATTTCCATCTGGTAGATTTTCATCTGCTTTGATATGACCTATTAAATGACTATCTACTAATTGAAAATATCCCGGCATCCAATGCATTTCTTTTTCAACTAAAGTAGAGGGGTCACAAGAAAATTCAGGATCAAATGAAGAATAAATTCCTACCATAGCATATTTATTTTTAATCATAGTTTCTAATGCTATTTGAATAGTATTTGGAAATAAAAATTGAATGTCGTCATCTAAGAATAACCAAAATCTTTTACCCGTCTGCTGAAATTTTTCTCTAAGAGCATTAAAATTTTTATTAATGGGAAGATTATCTAATTGTAACATGAAAGGAATATGGGGAATATTTTCTCGAATACTTTTACATAAAGAAGGAAGGTATGTTTCTCTATTAGTGAAAGTCCCCATTATAATATCTTTTTCTAATATATACATCTAAAACCTCCAGCAACTAGGATCAGTACATACCAAAAATTTATAAAATATAGGGCCTAATCCAGAACCATCATTTTTTAAAGTAATTCTTGCAATATAATCATTTCCTGCATTAGCGATTGCTACAGTTCCTCCTAATAAATCTACTCCTCCCTCCGTATCAAGAAATGTTTGGTAATTGACCCCTCCATCAAAACTAACCTCTAATTTAACGTAACCTGCCCCACCGTTAGATGAGTCTAAGAAAGTAGCGAACGCTACGGCATACCCCGGATTACTATCAACTAAAGTATATGCTCCAGCTGCAGGACTTCCTGAAACAGTTAGTCGATTGGAAGTATTACTTATTATGGTAAATGCAGTAGCAGTTGAATCATATAAGGTTAAATTTTTACATTCATCAGTAAACCAAGATTGTAAAGTATCTTCAAGATAATTTAATCCTACACTGGTAGAATTACTTGATAAAACAGTGGTGATATTAGTATATGTTTTAGAAATAAAACCAAATTCCCTATCGGCTGTACCATCCTCTCCATTATCCAAATAACCAGAATAAATACGAGCGTCATACGTAGATGGATCTGGGGAGGCTCTTTTTGTACTATTTTCAAAAGAATCAAAAATAGCAAACTGAGCCCAAGATATATTTTGAAAATTAATTTTCATTAATTCTAATTCTAATACATCATCTATAAAATCCCCTGTTATTACTCCACCAGTAGTAACACTATGCCCAGCACTATCTGCACTTTCCCAAGCAGACCAAGTACCTATTAACGATCTAGTTCTAATCCAATAATAATAGGTAGTTAAAACAGTCAATCCGCTAGTATCAATAAAAACATTAGAATGAATTTCACCCACTTTTGTTGCAACAGTTCTATCATTCGTTGCGCTACGCCATATTTCTACCATATCATATTCTTCATTATCTATAGATTCCCATTCAATCCTTACTCTCTGAAATCCTCCAGCTATAGCAACAAATACTGGAGTAGGAACTGCGGGGAGAGTTAATCTGCCTGCTATCGCCAAATCAACGGTGACGGCATCTATGATAGAAGGAGTACCACTAACATAGAAAGTATACGTTAATCCATAATCTATATTAGAAATAACTATCCAAGGAACCCCGCTTTCCCCAACATATAGGGGGGTAGCCATAACTGATGATTTATACCAAATATACCAAAGATGAACTGCCCCATTCCAAGATATTAAAGCATTAGTAGACGCTCCTCCAGTATATCTTTCAGAAGCTGTTAAATTATCTACGGCATCTAAATATGTCCAAACTTGGGGATCAGAAACAGTTCCAGAATCATCATAAACTCCAACTACATATTCTATACCAATTATTTTAAAAGTGTTTTCCTTAGCACGAGATATTTTAATCACTCTAAATTGTTTAGTTACTAAATTGGTTTCTCCAAAAGCATATTGAGCATATTGAGAAGGAGTAACCCCCCAATTAGTAGAAATAGTTAAAACTGTATACGTTCCGGGACTATTAGAAACTGTTTTTTCTTCTCTAGTATCATCATCTTGATGTTTAATAGTAATAGCATATGTTTTTGCGGCCTCAATAGTAACACTTCTATCTAATGTAACAGTATTTGCAGTAGCTGATATAATACGACCAGAAAATCCCCATTGAGGAACATCATGAGAAACTTCAACTACATCTCCAGGCATACAAGCTAATGCATCTACATCTGTTTCCCAAGAAGCAGTTAATGTCAAGTAACGGTTACATTTTAAAAGAAATTTAGCATATTGAATGGCTTGATCTCTGTCAGTACAACCATATAAAATCACAGATCTTTTATTAATATCTCTATCCGTAGTATCAAAATCATCAGAGTATACTTCAAGAACTTGTCTTTCATAATTCAAAGTAGCATCAAAATAAGTTATTTCTATAGCATTACAACGATCATCTAACGGTAAAAATTCTTCTGAAAAAGAATCTTTCTTGATATTTCCTACAGTAAATAGAAATTTTTGTACCGCAGTATCTTCTTTGTCAACAATAACGGTGAATTTACTACCCATTTGAACAACGTTGGCTCTACCAGATTGTCCCACAATATCTAAACATTTTCTAACAGTTTGAGCTTGATCAAAATAAATATTTAGAGTAAATCCCTCAGTAGTACAATAAGAAGCCCATGCATTGAAAGCATCATAATCTATCCGAGAATAAGGAATATCTGCCCCATAAGTATTATTATGTAATAAATCGTAAGCAGCCCAAGCTGGATTATTAGCTGCTTTATTTTCATATGTTGCCCCAGTCCAAACGGGGACCGTACTACGCACTGCTAGAATATCAAATCTAGGAATACCCCCAGATAATTGATCAGTAGCTAAAGCACGAACTACCCATAAAGTTGTTCCTGGATAAGTAAAATCATCATAAATTCTTTCCTCAAAATATTCCCAATAACAATCATTAATATAAGTATTTCCTGAAGCAAGAGCATTTACTATTCTGCATCTGATACTATATTCTCCTGCTGGTAGTTGATCAGCAGAATATGTTCTACGAAGTGGCTTAGACTGAGCCGCTACAATTTGGGCATAATCTAGATTAACTGTATCAATTTGAGTAAGTGTTCCACTAGTTACCCATCTCCAATAATGAGCATAACGAAGACCCATGGTATCATAGTCATACCAAGATTCCCCCGAAGTATAAGGATCTCCCTCCACATGATCTCCGGGGGTNCTAGATCCAACTTCNACTTCTACCCAATAAACAGAGGGAGATGGCCCTTCCCATTCATTTTGCCAATGACCAGCTGACCATCTACTACTAGAAATAATAACCGGAACAGTATTCATAGATTGTAAACGTACCCAATCCACTTCTCCAGTCTTTTTATACTCGATATATACATCTACTTCAGTACTACCCAATCCTCCAGAACTGTTAGCACTAAATAAACCAGCTGGAAAAGATAAACAAACTGTTATTCCTTGAACGGTATTTCCATTTGTTACTCTAGTAGTCCAAATTTCCTTAGTCCACCAAGCATCTTCAACCGGAGAATTATTGGTATTTCCTGCCTGAAGAGATTTCCAATAAAATCCCCCAAAAGTACAATAATCTCCAGAATCATAAGTCGTTGCAGCAGACCATGCCGAAGCGGTGGGATTAAGTTTAGTTGCCACCGACGTTGTTACCCTAGTATCATTAAATCCCTGAGTAACCCCTTGGGTAGTTGCTCCTAACCTAGTTTCTTCAGTAATACCCGAAAAGTTAGTAACATCTGTTTGATTTATTCTAGAACTTGATAAACTAGTTATTGCGTGGGAAGCTGCAGCCATAAGAATATTTAAATATTGCTTATCTCCTGCAGTTTCTAAATATCTTCCTATAATGGGGGGAGCTATTCGCATAGTACCGTAAAGAACTGGAAGAACTTCCCCCTCCATTAATGAATTTGGTTTAGCATCCCAACTATACGTAGAAGATGAATCAATAGACTGATTATTAAAAGATGGAATACTTGGTCTAAATACGGATCCAACAATTAATCCACCTACTAAAGTTAAACCAGCGGTCATATAAGCGCCACCGCCAGCAATAGCCATTGCTTCTATTGCACCTCCTCCTGCAGAATAAAAAGCCGCCATTTCTGTAAGATAAGGAGCAACTATTATAACAGCTATCATAGCAATAATAGCTAATATATTTTTACCATCCCCTCCATCTTTAGGAACATGACAAAAAGCAAGATGACAATTGGGAGAAAGTATTACTAAATCCATTGGATTAGGAACTATTTGACCATTTATAGATACTGCTATATCATAAGAATTTCTTTCTACATCCCCTATTCCAAATCCTTGAAGATAATCTTTTACTCTCAATCCAATAGGAAATTGCTCAATAATACGATCCTTCAAAGGATCAAAGGGGTTACGAACATAAGTTATAGTGAACATTTTTTCCACCTGTAAAATCCACGAATTCTTTTTTCCCAAGCAGGATCATTTATTTTTGATATAATTACTCCTACTTTTTTCAAAGTATGGATATAACGACTATCCCCAAGGTATACCCCAAAATGCTGAACTACTCCAGGAAAAATAGGATTAAGAGACATTGCTACAGCATCTCCTGGTTCTGGAATTTCTACCTTAGACCAATAGTTTGCTATATCTTCTGGTACTTCTATACTAGCTGTTACTATATCCTCACAAGCAATATTTTTATTCGTCACTATTTGACCAAATCGTTTATTTACTTCCATAAATAATCCATAACAATCTAATCCAATTTTAGGGTCCCTTCCTAGATTAAGGAAAGGAATTCCGATGAGATCAGATATATTAGGCAAGTCGTACTCCCCTTGCCCCCGCTCCTGGAAACCCCCCAAATCTATCAGAATTACTATAAGACCGACAAGTGGTTAAAGTTTTATCACAAGTTGCCCCTACTCCAACATACCCACATAGTGTTCCTTTGAAAATAAATCTACAATGATTTTTCAAAATCCTCATAATGGGAAATCTTTTATTAAATGGATTTGCAGCCCCTAATGTAAAAGTAGCCCATTTAGAATTAGTTTTAGGTTGTTTNAATTCAAATAAATGTTCTACCTCCGGAGTGGCTGAAGTTAAATTTAAAGAATTCAAAACATAAATATTAACCAAAACAGGACTAAATCCATTTGTTTTAATATAAGTATCATACGCTTGAATGTAAACTTCCATTGCGCGACTAATATTGCTAACTCTGATATCTACTCTAGGAACTTCCCCAGAGGATACGTCACCAACTTCATCAATTTCAAATGGAAAAGCTGACCAAGTTTCTCCATCCCAAGTTATAGCTTCATTATTTCTAACCAAACGAATGGGAGTTCCCAACCCCGGAATAGTAATTTTTAATGCTAATAGCCAAACGGAATTACCAATTAATTTATTCTTTTCTTCTATAGCCGTACTGCTAAGGGTCCTCATTAAATTTCCTCAATGGTAATATCTACTGACCAATAATTAACACTACCGCTCATACCCATACTTTTTGATTTAATACTATCCCCAGAAAATCGACAAGAATACGTAGTAGAATTCCTGGGATTTGTCCAATTAAAAGCAATGCCTAAATTGGTATTAAAAAAAGTATGAAGTGTCCCCAAATCGGTTTCTGATAAAACAAAACTTAAATTCCAACGATGAATCGCCCTAGAACTAGCAGCACGGGATTGAGTATAATTTGCTTCAAATTCAGTTTTAATTTGGGGCTTATAATACTCTTCCTCAATAGTGCGAGGAGCAGAAATAGATGGCCAATCTGCCATTACCCGCCTCCCATCATATCTCTAAATCCCATCCTATTCCTTGCTGCAGCATCTATCACTACAGATATGATATATTCATCAGGCCTAACATCTACCTTGGCACTCTTCGCTTGAACAGGAACCCCACTTTCATTTATAATTTGAACCTTAATATTTTGAGTTCCTCCTACTGGAGAAATATTCCCCGACACGCTAGGAGTGAAAATTTCCGGCTTCCCACGCTCTCCTACAAGGTACGAATATCCGGCAGAAACAGGCCCCCCCCCGGCCCTTGTTCCCGCCAAAGGAACAGCCCCCGCAGCGGGACTAACGATAGCCGATATAATAGAACTATCTACAAATCCTAACGATTTCATAATAGCTAATTTCAATTCTGCCATTTGAATTTCTATTAAAAGTTTGAGAATCCCCTTCCCGATATCAGCAAATAAAGCACGGAAATTGTCTCCAATGGATTTAGTACCAGAACCAATGCTTTCTAAGAACGTACCAAAAGCATTTACACTAAGATCTATAGCGTTAGGAATCTTATTTGAATATTGATTTACTAAATCTTGATTCAATTTAAAAGCATATTGCTTCATTCCTATTTCTTCTAATTGAGACTGATTCAAAGTTCTTTGAGCTTCTGCTTCAGCCGTTTTCATTTGGTATGATATATTAGCATATTCTTTACCCTTAGCAGAAAGTCCCTCAATAGCCAATGCTCGATCTAATTCCAATTTAAGAAGTTCTTTTTCTATAGTCTTAGAAGCCTCCCAATTTCCAGACATATTAGCTATATCAGATTGGTACCCAAGAGATCTCCCTGTTTGAGAAAAAGATGATTCTAATCTTCTTCTTTTATCTTCTTCTGCATTAGTTTGCTTAGTAATCCCCAAAATATCTTCTAATTGTTTTATATATTTTTCATTTGGTTCAGTAATTTTCCTAGCTCTTTCCAATATTCTTTCCAATTCTTGGGTAACTAAACTAGCTTGCATTTGTTGAATATCTAAAGATTTAGCAGTATTATCAGTTGCTATTGCCAAACGAGATTCCAATTCCCATTTAGTAGTATAATGAGATAATATTCCTTTTGCTAAAATATCTTCTTTAGCATATAAAGCTAAAACAGCTTCTAATTTACTAATTTCATTTAAACGTATTACACTAATTTTTCCTTCTGCAGCTAATNTATCCATTTTCTTTTGATAAATTTNCATTACTAAATTAGCTTGAGCTTCATAATCCCCTGNTACTTGAGATACGGAGGATTGAAGAGNNGTAATTTTAGATTCATAATTAAGACGATCTAATTCTATTCTTCTAACAGCANCAATTTCAAATTTCAATTTTTTTGCTTCTTCTGATTGNTTTTGTAAACTATCTCTAACTCCTAATCCTNCTCTATTNCTTTCAATAGTGATATTTAGAGATTGTCTTTCCCAATTAACTTGTTCTTGAATNTCTCCAACCATCTCCGCCATTTGAGCTTTAATTGAGGAAGTTTCTCCTCCCCATCCTAATCTCTCCATTTCTTGCTGAATTAATAAATGCTTCTTCCTTTGCTCCCCTTGATTTTTAAGAGCATTTTCTAATTCTAAATTAAATTTTCCCTCAGCTTGGGCTTTCTCAATTTCTGCTTTGGTNAGAATATCTACCAAATATATTTGTTCTTTATAATTTTTATTTTGAGTAGCNATTTGAAGATTAATTTTAGCTACTTGTTCTGCTATTTCTCTATCAATTTTATCAAGTTCCATTCTATTAGCAACATATTTTACATCATAACTTATATCTCCAAAGGGCATATCCTCTGATCCACTAAGTTCTTTGGTTTTCTTACTAAAATCCATTTTATTTTTAATAGCAGAAGATAATCCTTCCACTACATTTTTGTATGCAGCTACTGGCTTAGAAATAAAACTTAACACTTGAGTCCATTTTTCTAACATAAAATTAATAGATTTAATAAGTACAGATAAAGAAGTTGTTGGCAAAGCTAGAGTGTTAGCAATCTCCTTAGATAATTTTAACATATTTACCATTAAATCACTAACTTCCCTAAATCCAGAAACGACGGCTTCATTTAATTTAGGACCCTCTGCAGTCCAAGTAACTAAACTATTTTGAATATTAATCATTTCTGATTTTAAATAATTAAACATAGGTTTAAAAGATTCGCCTAAAACCATACTTATAGCATCTTTAACATTAGATGTAACTCCTGCCCAAGTTTTTTGAGCCATATCTCCAGCAACTCCGAAAGCACTAAGTCTTCCCATAATAAATTTATATAATCCTTCTGCATCATTTTTATATTTACGAATATCTTCATTTCTAAGACCCAAAGCAGTAGCAATCAAAGTATTACGAGGGGTAATTGCCCCTCTCAACATAGATCTAGTTTCTTCTGCTAACATATCCAAATTCAAGCCCATAGCACTGGCAGCTTGGACCATTGCTAGAGTATATTGCCTAATTTGATTGGGATCAAATCCTACAGCTAATCCAGGAGCTATCGTTTGCTGATATGCCTTAACTAATTGTTGATAAGTAGCTGCTGTTTGAAGATTATCCATCTGTAATTTTTTTGTTATATCCGAAGACATTTCCATAGCAGCATTTAATGCCTCAGTACCTTGTAAAGCCCTACCACTAGAATCTGTAAATTGCCCCTGAGCAGTAAGAATAGCCGCCATTCCAAGTCTAGATTGTTCTAAAGTAGCATTATA